GTACGGCAACTTGTTTCTACACGATTATACAACAATCCATACCTAGAGTCTGTTATCTGTCCAAACAAAGTATCAGTTAATTTTTATAACGAGTACAAAGAAGGCGGATACTATCATAAGCACATAGATACCTTTCGTGCTGCACCCAAAGGTAACAACGTATACTTTGACTACGGATTTTCACTAGGACTTACAGACGACTATGAAGGTGGAGAGTTTGTACTAGAGAATGAGATTGGGGAGATAAACTACACTGTAGGTAAGGGACAGCTACTTGTATTCCCTATAATCTACGCACACGGTGTAAAGCCCATAACAAAGGGAACACGTAAAGCAATTATAGGATGGATGTCGAGTAACGTATCATATGAACAAAGTTACATTCTCAAAAATTTATACGAAGTAAATGCAGACTTTATAAGACACAACAAAGAAGACATGGCTTTAAAATCTACCCTCGTTCAAAACTACTTGGCAAAGCATTGGGGTAGATAGCATGAACTACATCACAAGTAATATTCCGTACTTTAAAGCGTGGGTGCGTAGAGAATACACAACAAACCACGACAGATACCACGGTGAGTTTTTACACGCTATGGTTATTGCAGTCACCACCCTACCCATGCGTACCATGTCTTTTCAAGTGTTGTTCACAGGATGTGAAGACGAAGAAGACAACGTACACGGTGGTGCTATGTGGGCACGTATGCCCCTGACTGCACTGGTAGGTGACACACCTTTCGATGAGTGGCCCACACCTATGCCAACACACTTGGCCCAGCCGTGGGATTGCCAGTCACACCATCATTCTGTGTTCGTACTAAACAGGGCTACACCCTGCCCGTGGTTGGCTAAGATAGACGGAGACTTCTTTCCTGCCAAGTATTACTTCACTGTAGACTACACAGACAGCGAAGTTGCAGATGATCCTGCACAACACAAACAAAGCCACATCTTAGAACTCTTGGATGCTGGTGAGTGGACGGGCAACATAGTTGCACTTCCTAACAACAGAGTACGGGTAACCAACCCTGCTTGGTTTGTAACGGGCGATGGCCCACCGGACTTCGCTCCTAGTCAGTGGGTCCATCATTCTAAACAAGACCCGAACTACGTAGAAGATACGGGACGGGTATTTGATAACCTTTATGCGGAGAAATAAAATGCCAATTAAAATTGAACCTATAGGTGATAGAGGCGGTCCTCGTGGGGCTATGGAAGCATCTAGAAATGCAGCAAAAGCTAAAAAAACAAAAACATTAGAGTCTTTAGCTAAAAAAATGGCTAGAGTTGTTCCAAAAACTATGTCTGACCAAGACCTTTCTCGTGCTTTTAGTATAGTTCGTGGTATGATTGAACCACCACAAGCCAAAAAAGCTGGTGGCAAAGTTAAGAAAGCCAAAGGCATGGCTAAAGGCGGTATGCGTGGCGGTGCTAAGAAGAAAATGGCTAAAGGCGGTATGCGTGGTGGTCCTAGACGAATGATGAAAAATGGTGGAAAAGCCATGAAGTCTAAGGGCATGAAGCGCGGCGGTAAGGCTAAACGCTAATGGCACGTCGTGGATTATACGCCAACATAGCAGCCAAAAAGCGTCGTATCAAAGCAGGTAGCGGAGAGAAGATGCGTAAGGCCGGAAGCAAGGGTGCGCCTAGCAAGGCCAACTTCCGTCGTGCTGCACAGACTGCAAAGAGGACATAGCATGGCAAAGAAGGCACCACCAAAGCCCAAGAAGAAATCTAAGGGCGCAACACCCAAAAACAAAGCGTTGTACGCTCGTGTGAAGGCAGAGGCCAAGCGTAAGTTCGATGTTTATCCTTCGGCGTATGCAAACGCATGGCTTGTTCGTACGTACAAGAAACGCGGCGGGACGTATGCCTGATGGCTAAACCAAAGGGCGGTTTGACAAAGTGGTTCAAGGAAGACTGGCGGGATGTAAAGACTGGCAAGAAATGCGGTCGTTCCGGTTCTGAAAAGAGGAAACGTCCCTATCCTGCTTGTAGACCAGCTAAAGTTGCAAAGCGCATCAGCAAAAGTGAAGCAAGAAAAAAGACCGGACCCGGCAAGGTTAAGTGGTCTGTGACTGCGTCTGGCAGAAGGAGGAAGTCCGGTGGCAAAAAGAAAGCCTGACAATATGCCAGCCCGTAACAAGAAGAACTTTCGTCCTACCAAAAAGGGCGCGGGTATGACAGAGGCGGGTGTTAAAGCGTATCGTCGCAAGAACCCCGGCAGTAAACTCAAGACTGCAGTTACAGGCAAGGTGAAGCCCGGAAGTAAAGCAGCCAAGCGGCGTAAATCATTCTGTGCCCGTTCTGCAGGACAGATGAAGAAATTTCCCAAAGCTGCAAAAAACCCTAACAGCCGTCTACGCCAAGCACGAAAGAGGTGGAAATGTTAAACCTACTTATCGGACCAATCACACAACTAGCAGGTACGTGGCTTGAAGGAACGGTTGAGACAAAGAAAGCTAAGACTTTGGCGAAAGTCGCAACGGCAAAGGCTGAAGCGACTATTATGGAAAAAAAGGCGACGGGTGAGATTGACTGGGACTTAGCTGCAGTCAAGGGTAGTCAAAACTCGTGGAAAGACGAGTGGTTGGTAATCTTGTTTTCTGTGCCCTTAATACTAGCGTTTATTCCGGGGATGGAAGATGTCGTATCACATGGATTTCAGCAACTGGAGCAAATGCCTCAATGGTACCAGTACAGCTTGGGCGTTATTGTTGCTGCAAGCTTTGGAGTTAGAAGTGCGACGAAGTTCTTTGGAAAGAAGTAAGCATGGCAGAAGTAACGATGGAGCGGTTCCTCAAGTGGAAGATACTACCCCGCTTGATGATGATTATGATGTCAATATCCGCTTGGCGGGTAGTGGAGTGGTTCATGCTCCTGCCAGATCCGACAAACGCACAGGCGGGGCTAGTGAGTGTAGTCACGGGGGCCATGACAGGTGCATTTGCGGTTTGGCTGAGTCACGAAAAAGCATAGTGTGATGGAAGTCGTTTGGTCCCTGATGTTGACAGTCTGTTCCCTAGAGACTTGTGCTACACAAACAATACAATGGTTCGAAGAAAAACCCATGTGTATTGAGATGCAAACCCTCCACGAAGAACTACCTATAGACGGCGATTGGAAATCAGTAACTTACAAATGCACGGTAGTAGGAGCAAAAGAAGTATAGATGTCTATGTTTAAAATGGAAAACACAAAAGGTCACCCGTGGGAGAAAAGCCCGATGAATGCACACACATACAGTGAAGAAATGAAGTACGACAGAAACACATTTCTGTACAAACTGATTGAACACGAGGGTATGGTTCTCACTGTGTACGAAGACAGTTTGGGCATAGAAACTATAGGCATAGGGCGTAACCTCAAAGATCGTGGCATCACTCCAGAAGAACTGGAGTACATGGACATACCCAACATGGCTATCGTGTACACAAACGGCATAAGCGAGGCAGACGCCAAGTATCTAGCTACAAACGACATAAAAATTGTAGAAGAAGAGTTGTGCAAAGCGCACCCGTGTGTATACAAACTGGATGCTGCACGGCAACTTATCCTGATGGACATGGCTTTCAACATGGGTGTGCCACGTCTGTGCAAGTTTAAGAAAATGTGGGCAGCAGTAGAGGCAGGGGACTTCGACACCGCATCAGTCGAAATGCTCGACTCGCGTTGGGCACGTCAGGTAAAGTCACGGGCCACCAAGTTGGCAGAGGCTATGAAGACAGGAGAGTTGTGATGAACGAACGGGGTAAAGTTGGTCTTAACAGGTTACTTGCACAACAAACTCGTTCACAAAGGGACGAAAAAATTAATGCTCCAGCGTTTATAGGTGACACTTTTCGTACTAAATCAAAAAGAACATTTGGTGAGATAGAGGGAACAGTCCCACTAGGTAAGGCCACCATAACTTTGGGAGGTGCTTACGATTCATCTAAACAGGCGACATCTCTCCCTAAAAATAAAATTGGATTGCCTGAGAGCGTCCAAAAACAAATATATAAAAAAGTGTCTGCAGGATTAGGCTACAATATAAGTCCTGATGTAAAAATATCTGGATTTATTGACAGAGAAAGAGTTACAGGTGGTAAAGGAAGAAACACTAAGACTGTCCAACTGTCTGGAAATATGAAAGGTAATAGATTTGTAGGAGCTATTTCCGACAGGGATGGCGAAAGAGTTGGAAGCTTTAGTCTTGTTGTTCCCTTTGCACATGGAGGGAAAGTCAAGCCTAGAGGAAGAAAAGCAAACTACTGATATAAGTCATGATACACGTCTTTCTCCTGTTTGTTTTCGTAGGCGTAGGAGATGACAAAAAGCTGGTTAGCAACGACATGCACTTCAAAGATCTCAACGAGTGCGTCTGGTACGCACAAACCCTACACAAGCAAGGCAATCTCCTGACGGCATACTGTGTGCCAAAATTTATAACGGAAGGTAACGTAAAGGTATACTGATGG